TCTTCCCAGGCGCTCCTGGCAGTGAGTCTGGCGGTGTTCTTGCTAACCTTACCAATACTGGAATAGGAACTACATCTGTTGCTGGTTTTAGTGTCATTATTCCACCAAAAGGTGGCCATGGATATGACATTTACAGAGAATTAGGAGCATACAGAGCTTTACTGTATTCCAGATTTGAAACACTAGAAACTAACCCTGATATTATCGAAGGTAATGACTTTGCTAGGGTTGGACTTATAAAAAATCCCACTGTATTTGGTAGTAGTACAGAATTACTAGACACTGCTATGGTCAGTGGTTTAAAGGCAGTCAAACTTGCTGGTGTAACGACAGCGACAACTTATGCTGTTGACTCTGAAATTACTCAAACAGTCGGTTTAGGATCGACTGCGATTGGATATGTAGCGTCATGGGATAATGTTACTGGAGTCTTAAAGTATTATCAACCAATGGGTCTTGCATCTAGTGAAACTGGATATAAGATTATCCCATTCACTTCAAGCCCTGATGCTGGATACGGAGTTACAATTAGTGGATCGTCTGTAGTGGGATCACTTCTCTCTGTTGATACCAATTTTAACGGTGTCAGTACCTCAATAAATAACAAAGTATATCAACTTGGTATGAGTTTTAGTTCTGGTATTTCATCCGCTGAGTTCAACACTAAATCTGGTGAAATAATCTATATTGATAATCGAACTGCAATTCCTAGATCATCAAGTCAAAAGGAAGACATCAAAATAGTGCTGGAGTTTTAAAGAGCAATGCCACAAAATACCAACTTAAATTCATCTCCATACTTTGATGATTTTGAAGAACTAAAAAATTATCAAAGGGTACTATTCAAGCCAGGTTTACCTATACAGTCTAGGGAACTTACAACACTTCAATCTATCTTACAGAGTCAGATTGAAAAATTTGGTAAGCACTTCTTTAAAGAAGGTTCTGTTGTAATTCCAGGCCAAATCGCTTATGATTCTGAGTATACTTGTGTACAGATTGATGATGCACATTTAGGTATCCCTGTTTCTCTTTACTTGGAAAATTTAAAGGGTAAAAAAATTAGAGGAGAAACTAGTGGTGTTACAGCGAAGGTAGAAACATATATTACAAACAGAGAATCAGTCAGAGGAGCATATACCTTATACATCAAATATCAAAGTTCTAGTGATACTGATTTCTCAAGAAAAACATTTGCAGATGGAGAGAACTTACTCTTAGAAGAAGATCTAAACTACTCTCTTTCTAGTATCAGATCTGGTGCTAGTTTTGCGACAACACTCATATCAAATTCAACTGCAACAGGTGCTGCAGCGAAGATAGCTACTGGTGTTTACTTTATCAGAGGTTTCTTTGTAACTGTTTCTGACTCTACAGTTATACTAGATCAGTACAGTGATACTCCGTCATATAGGGTAGGTCTTTTAGTAAAAGAAGAATTAGTAACTGCTTCTTCCACAGATAATGATCTATATGATAACGCAAGAGGATTTTCAAACTTTGCAGCGCCTGGTGCTGATAGATTCAAACTATCTACAACCCTAATTAAGAAGTCTCTCACCGATCTAAATGATGAGAACTTTGTAGAGTTGATGAGAATTGAAAATGGTATTCTACAGAAATTTGTAAAAGCTGGTGTAAACGAGTATAATTTAATTCGTGATGAGTTAGCAAGAAGAACTTTTGATGAGTCTGGACATTATTATATAAAACCTTTTCCCATTGATCCTAAAGAGTGTTTGAACGATAGAATAGGAAACAATGGTGCATATTACTCTAATCAATTAACACAACAAGGAAATACACCATCAGATGATCTGATGTGTCTATCTATAGGGCCTGGAAAAGCATACGTTAAAGGATATGAGATAGAAACTCTTAATACTACAACTGTTGATGTTCCTAAACCTCGTACAACACAAAAAATAGTTAATGAATCATTACCATTTAGTGTAGGTAGACAGGTAGAACTTAATAACGTCTATGGTTCACCTCTAATTGGTATTACCACAAGTTCTTATGTAAAACTATTCAACGAGAGAACTTCTACTGTAGGCACATCAAACGGTGAACAGGTTGGTGTTGCTAGAGTATATGATATGAAATTGAAGAATGTTGGTTACGCCGATTCTTCTACAATATTTGAATCATCTCTGTATGATATTCAGACATTCACCTATCTACAATTAAACACAAAGGCGACTGTAAATCTCCCAGCATATATTGTTGGACAAAACAGTAACGCTTCTGGATATGCTTATACATCTTCAAATGGATCCACACAACTTACTTTATATCAGGTAGCTGGTCAATTCCAAGTAGGTGAGGAATTCTTTATCAATGGTGTTACTGCAAATAGAAGTATCACCGAAGTAGAAGATTATGGAATCGAAGATGTCAAACAGATAGTCAGTAACGATATGACTAACTATCCGTTTACTGCTGACCCAATTCTAAGTTTAGGACATTTGATAGCTCCTGTTGCAACTCAGTTTACTGTGAGTGGAAAGGTTGGTGGAGCATCTACAATATCATCTCCTAGTGCTAGTTTTGTAAACTCTGGTATCAAGACAGGTGATATCATTCAGTATAGTGTTGCTGGAAACAGTGTTCCTACTTACAACAGAGTTACAGGTGTAAATGCCATTGCAATAAGTCTAGAAGCGACCACAGACGTTGAGAATGTATGTTCTGGTGCATTACCATCTAATGAAGTAAATGCAAATGATTTATTTAAAGTTACTTTGGAAGTACAAAATAACTCAAAGGCATTTTTATTCAGTGAATTAACTAAACCAAATGTTGCAAGTGTAGATACAAATGGCGCAGACATTCTATTCAAGAAGTCATATACTGTTACAGTTGCAAGTAATGCTTTCAGCGGAACCTTAGAAACTGATGCTGACTTAACTCTAGAACCATTTGATGAAGAAGATTATAACCTTACATTTAAGACAACTGGTAAGACAGAAAATCTAACTAATCAGAAACTTACTGTCAGTGGCAGAACAGTAACTCTATCTGGATTGGATACGGCATCAGGTGCAGCTGTTTTAACAGTAACTTGGAAGAAAGTAAACGTAAAACCAAAAGCAAAAGTATTCAAGAGAGCAACGACATATACTGTAAGCAAATCCAGTAAGACACAATCTGGAACTGGATTGATGAAATTAAATGATGGATTGACCTATGACACTGCGTATGGTAATAGAGTACAAGATCAAAGACTATCTCTAGGTGTTTGTGATGTTGCGGAGGTGCTTGCTGTATTAGAATCGTCATCCACTAGTGATGCACAGTTCCCAATCTTACAACTTACAAATCTAAACTCTAATATTCTTAATGCCATAGTTGGTGAAACTATAGTTGGTAAAACTTCTGGCGCTTCTGGTGTTTTCGTTGCTACTAATGGATCTGATGAAATAAGTTTTGTATCTCAGAATGAAAATGCTTTTGAGATAGGTGAGGAGATTATATTTGAAGAAACTAACGTTTCTGGTCTTGTACAATCATTCACTCCAGGCGATAGGGATATAAGAAATAACTTTGAGTTTGATCCAGGCCAAAGATTAGATTACGTTGACTACTCTGCACTTATCAGGAAAGAAGATACTGAAGCACCTACAAGAAGACTTACAATTGTTTACAACAACTTTGTTATTGATGAGGCAGATCCAGGCGACTTTGTAACAGTCAATTCATATGAAAGAAAATTATATGGTACTGTATTACCAGTCATCAATGGTATAAACAGTGCAGATATTATTGACTTAAGACCTAGAGTTACATCTACTATTGCTGGTAAAGCTCCTTGGGAATTTGAAGCAAGAGTATTTGTTCCTGGCACATCCTCTTCATCCCATGTGGTTGCTAAGGATAAATCATTTAACCTATCCTATGAATACTATCTTGGAAGAATTGACAAACTATTCTTAAGTAAAGAAGGTATCTTTACTTTATCTAAAGGTGTCCCATCTGAACTACCAAAACTTCCAAACACTATTGATAATGCTTTAGAAGTAGCTACAATAAACCTTCCCCCATATGTTTACAATACATCTGATGTTAAGCTAACAGTCGCTAGACATAAACGATTCCGAATGAAGGATATTGTTACTCTAGAGAATAGAATTAAAAATATAGAATACTACACATCACTATCCTTACTTGAAGTGGAGACATCAAATATGTCTCTTCGTGATCCACAGACTAATCTAGAAAGATTTAAGTCTGGATTCTTTGTTGATAACTTCAAATCTGTAGCTGGTGGTGATGTAACTAACCGTCAATATAAAGCGTCTATTGATTCTACATCGGGTAGATTAAGACCACAACACTACACAACATCCATTGATTTATTACTTGGATCAGAGGCTATTGTTGGTGCTGCTACATCATCTAACCCATCTGCTGATTATAGATTTGTTGAAGATCTTGGTGATGCAAACGTCAAGAGAGTTGGTGACGTTATATGTTTGAATTATAGTGATACAGTCTACTTAGAAAACAACTTTGCAACTCGTATTGAGAATGTAAACCCATTTGCTGTTGTAAACTGGATTGGTCAGGTTGAATTGAATCCAGGCACTGACACATGGATTGAAACAAGAAGAACTTCTGCAACATATGATATTGAAGGTAGTTTCAATTCTACTATGGGAATTACTGGTGCTGACAGTAATACTGGTTTATCACCTATAGATTGGGGATCATGGGAAACAACTTGGACAGGATCAAGTGTAGATACAGGCCCAACTCTGTTTAGTAGAACAGATACAGAAGTTACTGGCAGATCTTCTCAAAGAGGATCATTCCAACGTGGATCTCATATTCCTCTTGGTCGTGGTATTCCTATCACCACAACAACCAACTTCCTTGATACAACAACTAACTTTAGAGAGCAGACTACAACCACAACTACAAACCAAACTAGAGAGGGTATTCAGTTCCGTGTTGGTGAGAGATTTGATACTACAAGTCTTGGCGACAAGGTTGTAAATACAGAAGTTATCGCTACAATGCGATCAAGAAATATTGAGTTTGTTACTAGAAGACTTAAGCCTAATACAAGATTATATCCATTCTTCGACAATATCGATATGTCGAAATATGTTGTGCCAAAACTTATCGAAATTAGAATGGTATCTGGTACATTTGGTGCTGGTGAAATTGTAGAAGGAAGTCGTGCAAATACAACAAATGATGCAATTAGATTCAGACTTGCAAATCAGAATCATAAGTATGGTCCTTACAATAATCCAGATCAGGTTTATAAACAGAACCCATATGACCCTGCATCTAGTATATCATCAACATACTCATCTACAACTTCTGTATTGAACGTTGATACTGCATCTTTAGAACTTCAGTCTGCATCTGGTTTCTATGGGTATATTACCAATGGAATGAAATTAATTGGACAATCTAGTGGCGCAATCGCAAGAGTGACTGCAATCAGATTGATTACTGATAAGGCTGGATCATTGATTGGATCTCTATTTTTACCAGATCCAACAATTCCATCTGCTCCTTCATTTAGCACTGGTACTAAGACATTTACTCTATCATCATCTCCTGTAAACTCAACCATCTCTGGATTTACAGATAGTTCTGGTGAGGCAACCTTTACATCATCTGGTACACTTCAAACTGTAGAATCTTCAACTCTCAGAATGAGAAATGCAGATGTTCAGAGAATACCTCAATCTGCCGATAGAACTCTTACTGATGAAAGTAGTAGATTAGTTATCCAAAATACTTTTGCAGAGAGATCTACAACTCAGACTAGATGGGTTGACCCTCTTGCACAATCATTTGAAGTTCCTGATATTGGTGGTGTATATCTTACTAAGTGTGATGTTTACTTCCAAGCTAAAGATACAAACCAATTACCTGTTACCTTACAAGTAAGAACACTTCAAACTGGTTTACCTACACAAGAAATCCTACCATTTGGTGAGTGTATTCTTGATCCAGATGAAGTTGTTCTGTCTGAAGATGGATCAGAAGCAACAACATTTACTTTCCCATCACCTGTATATTGTGAAGGTGGAGGAGAGTATGCTCTTGTTCTTCTTTCAGCATCCAATGAATACTTTGTTTATATCTCTAGGATGGGTGAAGAAGATATTACTACAGTCAATGCTGCAGATTCTGAGAAGATTATTGTATCTCAACAACCTTTACTTGGTTCATTGTTCAAATCACAGAACGGTGCTACATGGGATCCAAGCCAGTTAGAAGATTTGAAATTCAATCTATACAGAGCAAACTTTACTTCAACCACTGGTAGAGTTAATTTCTATAACCCAGATTTAGATGTAGGAAATAGACAGATTGTTTCTCTTGCACCTAACCCTATTGATATGCTTGCCTATAACGCAGTAGTTGGTTTGGGTAAGAGTTTGACTTCCGCTGAACAGGCTGGTTTGACAGAAGGAACTACAATCTATCAACAAAATAATCCAAACTTTAAGGCTAACTTAAATAAAGTTCTTGGTGCAATAGGAATTGGTAGTGATCTAACAATTACAAATGGCGGTAGTGGTTTCTCTGCATCATCCGTTGTTTACTCTAATGTACCACTCATATCTCAATTTGGTAGAGGAGTTGGTGCAGCTGTCAATTTGACAGTTGATAATCGAGTTGCTGTTGCAGCAACAGTTTCTATTGGAGGAACAGGATACTCTGCTGGTGATGTGTTGACAGTTAATTCAACTAACACTGGTGGATTTGGAAAAGATTTAAGATTAACAATTCCAAATAATGTTGGTGTGATTAGTGCTTTCAACACTTTAGTTCTTGATAATATTCAAGGTATACCTAAAGTTGACTCATCATCTGCTGTAGTTTATGTTGGTGGCGGTGGAACGAGTGTTGTAAACGGAGCTCCTATTACATACCTACAAAACGTTACTGATGGATTACATTTCCGTGTAAGACATTCAAATCATGGTATGTACTCACGAGAAGATCAAGTTACATTGTCTGGTGTAGAAGGTGATGTTAAACCTGAGAAATTAACATCTACAGTTGATTCTTCAAGTACAGAAGATATGACTGTTACTGCTGTTGGAATCTTTACTTCATTCGAGAATGTCCCAGTCAGTAGTTCCAATCCAGGCTATGTTAAGATAAACAATGAAATCATTAAGTATACTGGTGTTACAACTACAACATCTACACTTAATAACATTACTAGATCTCTTGATAATACCAAGGCTGGTGATTATGCAGTAAATGATAAGATATTTAAGTATGAGTTAAATGGAGTTTCTCTAAGGAGAATCAACGCATCTCATAGTTTCCTACCTACAAACGATACCAAGTATCCTATTGATGTCGATCATTACTGGATTAAAGTTGGAGTTTCAAGTAGAGGTATAGACAGGGCAACTGGAAATGCAAATGGATTCCCAGAACTATTCTTTAGTGAGAATAAATCTGGTGGTAGTTACGATCAACAGTATGTACAAGTTGGTAATGCTTATGGTCCTATGGCTACTCAGAACATTGCTTTCAATATTGTTAGACCTAATGTTGCAACTCTCTTACCAGAGGGAACTGAGCTGTCTGCTAAAATCAGAACATTTAGTGGTAACAGTCCTGATGGAAACTTGACTGCATTTGTAGATCAAGGATATGAAGACATCTCACTTAATACCAATAACTATCTAACCACACCTAGAATTGTTGCTTCCAAGAGTAATGAACTTGAAAAACTTATTGATTTCCCAGGCAGAAAATCATTTACATTACAAACAACTCTAACTACAGATGATCCTAAAGTTAGTCCTATGATTGACTTAGATAGGGTAAACATGATTACCATCATGGATAGATTAAATTCTAAAGTCACTGATTATGCTGCAGATCGTAGAGTTAATTCAGTTGATCAAGATCCTAGTGCTGCAATTTACTTATCTAAGGTTGTTAATCTAGAAAAAGCTTCTGATGGATTAAAAGTTCAGTTTGATGCTTACAGACACTCAACTAATGATATTAGGGTGATGTATAGAATATTCAGAATTGATGCACCACCACAGTATCAGTTGTTTGAACTATTCCCAGGCTTTGAAAACCTAGATTCTAATGGTAATGTCATAGACGCTTCCAAGAATAATGGTAAACCAGACAGAAGAATTCTTTCTTCTTCTACTGAGGCAGATTATAAAGAATATGAATTCAATGCTAAGAACCTACCACAGTTCAATGGATTCCAAATTAAGATTGTTATGACAGGAACTAACTTTGCTTATGTTCCTAAGATTCGTGACTTGAGAGCAATAGCATCAATCTAATGAATAAGATAAAAGTAAAAAATAGTGGATCTCTTTATAGAGATGAAGAATCAGGTGCAATTTTAAATTGTTCTGATAGTGAGTATGATAATTATCTAAAACTGAAGCAAAAAAAAATGCAAGAAGCGAATGAGATGGATAAGTTGAAAGATGATGTTGATGAGTTGAAATCAATGATGAAACTCATTTTGAGTAAATTAGATAAATAACTAAAACCTCCCTTTGACAGATGACAGCAAGGAACATCAACTTAGTTTTAGATCAAGGTGTGGATTTTGAAGCAACTTTCACCATCAGAAATGAAGATGCAAGTTCTTTGAACCTAACAGGCTACACTGGAACTGCTCAACTAAGAAAGCACCCTGCTGCAACAAAGTCCACTGCTTTTACTGTATCTTTTCCCAATAGAGTTAATGGTCAGATTAAAGTAGCCATGGCAAGCACCATGACTTCCGTGATAGAAGGAGGGAGGTATGTGTATGATCTAGTTTTAACATCGCCTAATGCGTACAAGACTAGACCAATACAGGGAAATCTTCTTGTAATTCCAGGCGTAACACGATAATGGCAGATTACTTAGTCACTCTCAACGAACCTGGCAGTTACAATGTCGGTGTAGATTACGAGATTCCCTCGAAGTCGATCCAATATGGTAATATCATTCTTGGTAAAACACCAGCACAAGATGGTTCTGAAACCACGTTTTCCCTAAATGATCAAGGAGCTCCATATACTCCTAACAATAATCAACAACTTATTGTTACCAAGAATGGTCTTTTTCTAGACCCATCAAATGATTACAATATCTCTGGTAGTCAGGTCGTTTTTACGGCTCCACCAGCAACAAATGATGATATAGTAGTCATTGCTCTCGCTGCAGCTGCTGATCTGACGAGGACTGTAAACTATGTAATTGATAGTGGAAGTCTTCCAATGCAAGTCGGTGATAAAGGTAAATTAACCATAGATGTCAGCGGAGTTATTGAGAATGTTAGAGTTTTATCTGATCAAACAGGTGATATCGTATTTGATATATCTAAAACCACATTCGCAAATTATCCTAGTTTTAACAGCATTACAGCTGCTCAAAGGATACAATTAGTCAATAAAGATAAATACTTTGATGATGTCCTAAATAATTGGACAACCGCGATTACAGCTGGGGATATTCTCCGATTTGACGTAATCAGTGTGAATAATATTAGGAGGTTATTAATCTCTCTAAAATTAAAATTATAAATACATTTAGTTCTTAGTTCAACTAGACCCCTAGAGGTAGTTTTTCAATGGCATTACTCGTTCCTAATATTGGTGAAATTGAGTCGCTACGTTATCTGATCGCTCAGAATAACTTTGTCGCAGATTTAGAAGATACATCACCGCGAAATCTTGTGTTAAAACTTTTCACAAGTAACACAACTCCTGCCGAGGGAGATGTTCCGTCTGCAACAACATACTTTGAACCATATATTGACGGAAACGTTAATGGTTACGGTACTACTGCAAATACTGGTTATCCTGTTTGTGTAAACAACAGAGGAGATCAGGACTACAACCAGCAGTACGGTATTCTGTTGAATGGCGCTAGATGGGTAATTAAGAACGTTGGTAGTGGAACAACTGCTACATATCCAGAACAGACTTTCACTTTCACAGGGCCTGCTGGTAACATCTACGGTTACTATGTGACTCGTGCAAATAACATGCCTATCTCAGTACAGGGTGTTGTACACGGTGCAAGTGTTGGTATCGGAACCACAGTTACTAAAGGTAATGGTGTTGACCCAACAATCGGTGTTGTTGGTAACTCTTATCTAACAATCGACCCACAAGTTAGTATCGATGATCTAACTCTTGGACAATTCGTTGCTGGTAACGCTGGTGTCGCGACTGGAACGAAAATTATTGGTATTGACCGAAGTTATCGAACGATTTACCTCGACAAACCTCTGGTTGATAACATACAGGTTGCTACTGACCCATCAGTTACATTCAGTTTCGGTAAGATCTCAATTACTAACCACGGACTTAAAGCTGGAGACATTCTTTATGTTTCTGCTGGTGCTGGTAACACAACTCTCGAATCTAATGTTTACACTGTCTTTAATGTACCAAACGCAGATGAGTTTGTAACAACTCCATCTCTAACTGCTACATCAAACGGTGTTCTTGGACTTAACACTGCGACTCTTTACAGTTCTATCATGTACGCTGAAAGATTCACAAACGGCCCATACAACATTCAGAACAACGGAGACCAAATCAAGATTACTCTAAACGTCGCACTCGACTAATAGAAACACTAAATATCAATATGTGGACTCTGCTTTATATCTAAGGCAGGGTCTTTTTATTCGGGGATCTCCTTGACCGTATACACCTATGACAATACGAAGATAGATGTATTCACTACATTTAACGGTGGAGATATCACCGTGGGATCTAGCGAGAATATTGACTATGGCGATATAGTAGACAATGTTCAACCCGAAAGAGACGAGAATTTTTTCTTTATAAACGATCACGGATTAATTACTGCAACAGCAGATGTATTACCGTTTGGAACAGTAGAAGTAGTAGATGGAAGAGATGCACTAGGTAGATCTAGATCTCAGTGGATTCCAGAGAACGCAAATACAGTACTATTTGATGTAAATGATTCTGCCCTAGAGAAGGCAGTAACACCTTGGGTTGGTTCTGGTACAATTCATGAGATCGGTTCTGGTCTCGAAAGGATTGTTATACCAGATCTCGGAGCGGCAGGGCCTGTCATCTTTATCCCATCTGGGACCGCAGAAGAATCTATATCTAGAGGAAATTATGATGGTGCTGGTACAATTACCAAGTCAGGTGTATCTGCAACCGATCTAGACCAAGTTTATCCTTATGATGGTAGTGGTACATTAAGTCTAAGTGGTACAACTACAACACCTTATGATGAGGCATATCTCCCTGTAATTAAAAACGCATTTAGAGCGAAGGGTGGAGATAACAGGCTATTTGATGTTGAGAAAGTCATATACAACTACGCCAGATCTGAGTCTGACGTATTCGAGAAAGAAGATAACGGCACAGTAACAGTAAGAGAAGGTGCGTCCTTCGATAATACAAACATTACGTTTGATGAGACCATCACGGATGTCCTCGGTAAGGAGAGGTCATTCTCTGATGAAGATCAGGTTGAATTTGAAAGTTACGGAAATATACTAGACACACCTACATCTGCTGAAGATTACGGTGTAATAGAACAAAAACTACAGGGTGGAATATTCCTCGACGAGTATCAGGCAACTCTTGTCAAGGGAACAGAAGCTGTTGTCAGAGGGTACGAAGGTCTTGGTACATTCAAGAAAGAAGGCACTGCAACAGAAGAATCAATATTTGCATATTCTGGATCTGGTACAGCAACATTCTCTGGAGAGAACTTCTTCAGTCAGGCTCCACAAAGTACAATCTTCGGTGTTGGTGATACAATCACAGCATCTGGTAGTGCAAATGAGGCGTTCGTCCCTGCAACTGTTGATAACACCGTCCTCTTCGATATCTCTGGAACTGGTGCAGAAAGTACAGTCATACTTCCTGATACTAATAAAGTCACTGTCAGACTCACTGGTTCAGTATCTGATATCAAGCTTGTTAAACAAGGTGATGAACAGACAGTCACTCTACATCTCAGTGGTGCTGCAACAGATATTGCACTTGTCAAAGACTACGAAAACACAAATCTCTTCGATATTACAGGAGAGATGCGACAGGGTATTCCTGTATACACTCCATCTTGGATATCACCAAAAGGAGATCAGACAACAGAAGAATACGATTGGGGTCTTATCACTGCCACTCCTACTCAACCTTCGGAAGATTGGGGACCAATCAATACAAACGACGAAACGATACCCAAGGTTGCAGAGAACTGGGGATTCTTACTTCCAGCGTTCAACTACGTTCAGATTGGTGGTCAACATTATCCAAACAGAGATACATTCTCTCTTGGAGAATCCAGTCTGGTTGTCGATACTGGAGATGTCACAGGTATTGCGACATTCTTACTTTCAGAAGATCTCGATATCGCAGCTGCGATTCAATACGAGTCCTCTGGAAAATCTGGTATTGCTACACACAACGCTGGTCTGTTCTTCTCTGGAGAACTATGGTTATCACAGGCTCAACAACACACAGTCTTCGGTGAAGAGGGTCAAATCAGCATCACTGGAACTGGTGCCGAGTCTATCACACCATTCATACCAGAAGGATCAGGTTCACTATTCAAACTTGGTGGTGCGGCAGAATCCAGCACCAAGGCATATCTTGTTGGAGATTATCAGTATCTCTCTGGCACTGCAAACGTCAACTTTGCTCCACATATTACTGGTATCGGTACTGGAACATTCAGTCAAGGAAGAGAGCCTGGTCAGACATACTCTAGAAGGATTGATCTTCCAGATGATCAACTTGGAGGAACTCTTAATCTTTCTGGTATTGGTTCAGAAGTTAATACAGAATCCTACAACGAATCTTCAATCAAGTTTGGTCAAGAAGATGAGTACTTTGGAGAACTTGATGGAGTTCCAGCTTTCGGATTCTCTCTTGGAATTGGAAATACAACTCTACCATCATTCGATGCGGACAATAATTACAATCTTGACTTTGCATCAAATGTTATATCCGAGGATCGTGGAACCATTGGATTCAGTTCTGTTGGTGGTAGACCTTACACCCAAGACAGACCATTTGATGTTGGATTCACACATCAGGAAGGTATTAATAGAGGATACGAGGATGCTGGTTGGGTTAATGAATCAACACCATCAGCAAACATATTCCCATATGGAACTATTGATCTCTTCACGCTCGATAGTACACAAATCAGTTACATTCCAAATTGGGTTGGTTCTGGTACTCTTACCGTATCTGGTATCGGTGCAGAGAGAGTCGCTGTTGCAAGTAGTACAACATCTCTATTCGACTTTGTTAGTGGCGCTAATGTTGCCTACAGTGCTCAGACTCCAGAAGGAACAGTTCTATTCGAGATATCTGGCATTGCAACAGAAAGAACTACAAAAGACTTTGTTGGATCTGGTTCTCTTGTTCTATCTGGTGTTGCAACAGAGAAAGCATCATTCAATCCACCTGCTACTGGTATTATTTCCATATCTGGTATTGGAGATATTGCATCCAGCTTCGATCCTCCAGAAGGAACTTACCTACACATCTTTGGTGGTGCAGTTACAGATGCGGTTGGATTTGCTGCTCAGTCCAACAAGGCTGTTATGCGTCTATCTGGAGAACTTACACATCCAGATATCGACTACACACCTCATTATGGTATCGACAGAAACATTGGTATCGAGACTGCATTTACAGTCATCAACGCTGGTGGTGGTGGAGAACACGGCGATCCTGGCATCGTTACCACAAGGTTCTTACCAAAATACCCTGCTGGTGTTGGCACTGCCTTCGTTCTCCAAGGTCGTTCAATATCAAGAACAAACGCACCTATCACAACTCACGGTGTCATATACGTTCTTGGTATTGGTACTGCTGGAAACGGTGTTGGTGGTCCAGAAGAGAAGGGAGATCTCGAAGGAGTCGAATTCGGTGCGAAGGAAAGATTCATTCCAGCTACCGAGTTTGGTGTTGGTTCCATCATGTTCGACTTCAAGAGTGGAGCAGATGCCAGACCAATCCAAGTCTTTGGATACTATGGAGACGACAAAGATCCAGGCACATCTGGTCAAATCACCATCCGTCAAGAAGGTGCTATCTTCACAGAAGAGAAGATCGTCAAGATCTACGAAACAGATGGCACTGGTGCATTTACTTACAGTGGTGCTGGTCAAGACGAAGCAACAACATTCTCCGAAGTTGGCGGTGGATCTCTATTCGCAGTCGGTGGTATTGCAGAAACTGTTACTGCTGCAGAACTTGTTGCTGGAACATCCATATTCAATGGAGAGGCAGATGTTGCCTTCTCTGCACAGACTCCAGAAGATACTGCAACACTTACACTATCTGGAGTTGGACTTCCTCGATTCGAGTACGACTTCAAAGGAACTGGAACTCTTACTCTCAGAGGAGACATCAATCCTATTACAGGTGTTCGTCTATCTGCGGAAGGATCTGGTACTCTCTTTGGACTTGGTTCTGCTGCAGAGGCAACAGTCGAGCCATCAGCTGCAAGAGCAATTCTTACAGAGATCAGTGGTGCTGCAGAAACAAGATACTTCCAAGTATTCCAAGACTTCGTTCCATCTGGTACATTTACAATATCTGGAGAACTTACACATCCAGATATCGATTACACACCAGCATACACTGGTATTGGAAATGTTACTATCTCTGGTATTGCCGAGGAGAGGGCAGATCTTGTCAAAGTTGGATCTGGTATTGCTACATTCTCTGGTGCATCAATCGTCAAATTTACAGCAGACGATCTCGAAGGCACAGTCCTCTTCGACACAAAAGGCGCCTCTGCACTTACAGCTCTCAATCAAGTTTACGGATACTACGGAGACGACAGAGATCCAGGCACATCTGGTATTACAACAATATCTGGTGTTGGTATTACAAAACCAATACAGGTTTATGGATACTATGGAGACGACAAAGATCCAGGCACATCTGGCACATTTACATTCTCCAATACACCTCTTGTACATCCATTTGTCGATTACACACCTTCGATTGGTATTGGTGTTGCAGTTCTCTTCCAGACATCTGGAACAGCTCTCGAATCTATCACGAAAGGCAACTACGAGACTCAAGGAAGATTCAAAGGACTTGCAAGTGTTAAAGAATCCTTCGGTAGAGCAACTTATGTTGGTGTTGGTCAAGTTAATACCTTCGGAACTGCTCAAACAGAGTATCTTGTTATCGAGGAAGGAAGAACTTATGTTGTCATAATCTAAATCCTATAAATAAATGGAGAAGCATAACTATTTGATCAAATAGCTCATGACAAAGCAGGTCCAATTTAGAAAAGGAACGACAGCTGAACACTTCAACTTTACTGGAGCTCTAGCAGAGATAACGGTAGATACTGATAAGAATACGGCGGTTGTTCATGACGGAGCAACTCCTGGCGGATTTGAACTTGCGAGAGCAAGATGGACGTTTGTGTCAGGAACATATACCTTGGCGACAAACCAAAAGTACACTGTAGATTCACAAAACAGTCCTTCTGGATTCGATCTCCAAATGCCAACTCCTCGTGCGGTTGGTGACTGGGTATGGATCGAGGACTTTGCTAATTTCTTTAGTATCCATCCTATCAATGTTGTATCTACATACAGTTTTGAAAATGGACATCTAGTTAGAGAATCTTCACCTTTCATCATGGACGTGTCAGGTGCGTCAGTGACCTTTATTTGGAATGGAACTCTTTGGAAAGTATTCAACAATAGGGCAAGTTAAAAATGGCACTTACGCTAAGTAACTCAATTTCTGGACAGTTTGACCCCTCTGAATCATCGGGTTTTTTCGTGTATGCAC